GTGTTCCAGGTGCGAATGGAGGAGATGAATTATTCACAGGCGATCCAGGTGCATATGGCGTCGATGAACTATTTCCTACATTGACTGGTGTTCCCGGAGCAAATGGGGGCGATGAATTACTCACAGACGAACCAGGTGCAAATGGTGGCGATGAAACATTTTCCGCTGTCCCATTTTCGGCTGATGTAGTATCGATATTCACTGGTTCAGGAATCACAGGTGTTTCATCACGAGAATATTTTACAGGTTCCTTCAATATAGTAGAAATTGTATTATTTAACTCAGTAATATTGTCATTTACACTTTTCTCGCTGTTCATTAATTTACTAATGTTATCGGAATATGACATACTTAATAATTGGTCAATATTGTCTTCGGTAATAATACGCATTTGAACATTCATGACTTGCAACTCTTGTATCAATAATTTAAATGCATAAGGAACTTTTAATATACTAAAAGACCGTCCAAATCTACTTAAATTCATGATACTTTGCGAACCATCTGGGTTAAAATTGAACTTAATTGGCCCATCCGCATAAGGACTCAAAAATAAATTGCGCGCTTCATTGTAAATAGCAATAGCTCCAGTCTTGTTACAAACCGCAATATAATAATCTTGTTTCTCACCTCTTACCATAAACGATTCGTTCAAGAAATAAGACATTCCGTGTGCCAACACGCCATCACGTTCCATTTCACCAATACGCAACCCACCATCATTTGCGCGGCCTTGCACAGGTTGTCGCGTCAATACTGTATTTGGACCTCGAGCACGATAATTAATTTTATCCTTGACCATATGTTTTAAACGCATATAATAAGTGGGGCCCATATAAATATCCGCGCTCAGTTGATTACCGGTCATGCCATTATATAAAATTTGATTTCCGGATGAATGAAACCCCGCCTTAACCAGCATAGGCGCATACGTTGAAAAATTCGAACCTTTTACTTGAAATGCGGTGCAATCGCCATAGCCTCCATAACTCGTGCATACCTTACCAAAGAGACTCTCTACAATTTGCCCAATGGTCATACGCGACGGAATGGCATGTGGATTAATAATTAAATCAGGGCGAATCCCATCTTCGGTAAACGGCATGTCGTCTTCAGGAATAATCAAACCCAACGTTCCTTTTTGTCCCGCCCTCGAATTTCCGATCAGCATAGATGGTGCCAAATTATGTTCTCTCATATAATATAAATGTGACGACGGCATTTCAATACAGTATACTTTTCCTTCATAATCTATTAATTTTTCCTCGTTAGAATCATTCACCTTTTTATTTATATATGGTTGATTTTGCTTACGAATAATACTAATTTTATAATATGTATGTTTAGAAGATATTTCATGAGACTTACCCGTATTATACCCAACCTTTCCGGTTATTATATGTTTATTAGCTCCAGGTTCAGCTGCAATTTTGGTTACACCAGACCATCCACAATGAACCGCTAATCTACTTATATCATTCGCTAACTGTATACTGATCGTTCCATATCGAGAAAACCCGTCCGCATATGTATGTCCATCTCCTTCCATTAATGCTTCTAACAATATAATACATTGTCTTTGCGACAAAGACCATACATAGTCGGGTAAATATTTGTTTAATGCCCCTAAACTATACTTTTTTAACTCGTTATAAATTTCTTTATTCTTTCCAATATGTAAAGCAAAATAACCGTTATAGCTATCGTGGTAGTATTCTAGACCTAGTTTTGTTAAAATATTTGTATTAAAATTAATTTTTCTTTGTTTATGGGCTGATATAACAACTGCTCTATTATTCACAGAACCATCAGAAATAAACATTCCCAATAATTGCAGCCAGTCATCCATTTTATATTTTTTATCACCTAGTAACATAAACTCGACATCTGGGTATACATTTTTCATTGATTTTTGAAATCTTACCATTTTTCCTAGAACTTTTTCTGCTTCTACTAATTCATATTCTTTATCACCTTTTACTTTCTCTCTGGACTTGATATATAATTTGTGATTTAATGTGCATACTACTTCCACTTGTTTATTTTTAACCGAATACATTTTACCATTGTGATCATATTCAAATTTATCGATCGGGTATTCATAACACATATTTCCGTTTATATCTAAGGTGGCTACCTTATGTTTATGAATGTCAATATCCTTGATTTCAACCCATCCTTTATTTGTCAATACTTGTTGTGTTGGTAACGCGCAAGCCATTTTATCGCCAATGGCAGGTAAACGTTCTTCCCTCACGCGAACCTTGGCAACATTAAATCCTTCTTCACCTAAAGTAATAAAGGATTTATCAACAAATCCCAACTGTCCCTTTTTTGTCTTGACGGAATCATCTGACCAAACGTCCTTCGTCGCCAAAGATGAATTTATTTTACCAATGACAATGATTTTATCGTTTAGCTCCGTATTTTCCTTCACCAGACCATGGTCGTCAAGAAAACTATAATCGTACCCCTGTTTTTTCCCGATGACATTGTTCTTTTCAATATTCGCAAATCGCGAGTTGGTCATACCAGTTACTTTTGAACTCTCTTCTCTAGCTTCATAAGCGGTATAATAGGTGGTTCTAAAAATACCGCGCTGAATGGCACCTTCGTTGATTAAAATAGCGTCTTCTACATTGTAGCCAGTGTAACACATAATAGCTACAATCGCATTTACGCCGTAGGGTTGTTCTTCATTATTCACATATTCGAGATACCGTGATTTAATCAATGGTGTTTGGCCGTAATTTAAAACCACTCCCATTTTGTCTATTCTCATTTGATAATTGGAATGATATACAGAGACGGCTTGTTTACTTTGCCCACATGAAAAGGAATTACGCGTCACTGGGTTATTTTCTGGATAAATAATCATATTTCCCATCACTCCTAAAATCAAGGAAGGGTCTATTTCTAAATGAGTATACCATTTGCTCTTTTGTAAATCTTCTACACTCGTGGCGATTAGTGCGGTTTCTTCTTCGGAAGTATCTACATAATCCACCACTGCTTTGAATTTTTCCAATTTTTTAAATATTTCTCCTTTATCGCCACCATTTATGTCACGATATAACTCCATTAATTCATAAATTTTGTTGTTTTTTGTTTTAAAATTTTCGTCGGTTTTTTTCATAAACCCAGAAATAATTTGCTCCCATGTAATTTCGCCACTGTTTAATAATTCAATGATGTCTTTTCTATCATAGCTACACCTTTTGTCTTCAATATAATAAATGGGTCTAGACAATCGGCCTGCATCCGTATAAATATAGATTTCGTTGCTTTGATAATTGAATGAAATACTCGTATAAATGGGTATGACACCATTACGTCGGTATAATTTGAGCAAGTTTACTGTTTCAATGGGAGTGTCTATGACACCAATCCAAATACCATTGACAAATATTTTTGAACTACTGCCTAATTGTTCCGCCGAACATTCTAATAAAATACGCATAGGGGTATTTAATCGAAGCCATTTTATAATAGGATAACCAGAAGAGCCACTCGTAATATAGGTGCTAATGGACATGTGTTTATGCAGGCCAATATTACCGCCATCTGGGGTATCAATGGGATCAATGAAACCCCATTGCGACGAATTTAACAGACGCGGACCAACCACTTTGGCGCTCGCATCCAAAGGTAAATTAATTTTGCGCAAATGGGAAATAAATGTATTCCAACTTAAACGATTTAAATCCTGAACAGCTCCTAACCGTTTGGTATGCGCTTCTGACCCCCAATTGCCCTTGAAAGCTTTGCGGAAGCCTTGTTCTACGATTCGGTCTTTAAAAAAAGATTTAAAGTTTGATTCAATGAGACTGATAAAATTATCTTTATATTTATTACTTTGTTCTCCTTTTTCACCTTTTTCTCCCTTTGTCTTGCTACTGATTTGTTTCTTTTCCTTTCTAGAAAGGGTATCATCTTCTTTATATTCGCCCTTGTGATAATAATATTCTTCGTCGATTTTACGTGTAATGTCCTTCTTTTGTATTAAATAATATTCGCGAAATAAATCATATAAAAGCGAGCCAGAAAGTTCAACTCGTTTAAATCGAAAATTGTCTCGGTCCGTTGGTTTTTCTTCTTTGGTATACACTTTTAATAAACGATTTACCATGTGACCTATAAAATAGGCTTTTTCTAAAAAGTTAAGTTCGCCAATGTGTGGTAAAAAATAATCCGAGAGAATCTCCAATACACTCGATACGGTTCCTCTTTTGGTCAATTCGGCAATAAATTCCAATGCGTTTTGTTGATTAAATATTTTATTCGCATCATGGACAGACGGTATAAATAAATCAATATATTGATTTTTATTATTTTCTTGTTCGTCATTCAAATCGCATAATAAGCATGTTTTGATAATATCTTTATCAGAGACAACACCTAGTGCGCGCATGAGAATAAAGAGTGGCACCGGTTTTTTAACATTGGGAACTGCTACCACAATTTGGTTATTGCTCAAGCTAGCTGATGGAGCGACTATTTTTACCGCTGTAGTTCGAATCGGTTTTGAACTATCTTCAGAAACGGAGCGAATTTCTGCGGAGTGACTATAAATATCATCGGCTTTATTCTCTCTAATATACAGTAAATTATCGGCAAACTTCTCTTGTGAAATGATGACCTTTTCTTTGCCGTCGATAATAAAATAACCTCCGTAGTCGTTACGACATTCACCCATATTAAATCGAACATCTTTATTCATGGTATTTAAAATACACAACTCCGATTGAAGCATAATAGGAAATCTGCCCAAATAAATTTTGGATAACATGGTAGAGTGTTGTTTTCTCTCTTCACCGTTGTAATAGACAAATTCGACATCGACGTCATAATGAATTGTTATTCCGTAGGTCATATTTCGCAAACGTGCATCATTGGGAAACATGTAATGAGAATTATGGTCGTCGTAAATAACTGGCTTACCATAATAAATTTTAGAGCCGTCTTTACCACCTAAATAAAGAAGACATTCGTTTCTTTTGCCGGTTTCACTTCCTTCTTCTTCTCTCTCGATGAATCTAATAGGGTTGTTTTCACTGAAGATTCGTTTAATGCCATTTCTAAAAAATTCATTATATGATTCTAAATGATGAGAGACTAAATTATTGGGATTATCTTTAAAGTATTTATCGATTAATTTCCATGATATATTTTCTTTTTCTAATGTGTCTTTTTCGTTCATTCTTGTTTCAGTCGTTCCTTTTTCAGTCGTTCCTTTTTCAGTCGTTCCTTTTTCAGTCGTTCTTTTTTCATTCCTTTCTTTTTCCATTTATATTATAATAATCATATTTTTTTAAATATAATTATTAATTGTATTTATTTGTATTACACCGAATATAATATATATTTATCCTCTTCTTCTTGTTGCCCAAAATGGGTATTTTAAAGATTTTTCATCGCCAAATTTAAACCACGATTCATCTGTTAATAAAATCGTTTTATTAATTTTTCTTATAACACTACATACGCTTTGGTCATGTCGATTATCTTTAAAACAACTTTCTTGATTATTACTATTATAATAGTCTGTTATTAATAAAGGGTTATCTTGATATGTTTTCATTTCCAAATCTAATATTTTAATTAAATTTTCATTTTTTTTCATAATACGAATAGTACTCAATATTTGACCGCTATTTTTAATTTCATTATTATCATTTACATTAAAGTATTCAAATATTTCCCTAGTTGTCCATTCTTTTTCTATATGTCCCATTTGAAATGAAATGTTTCCTTCGTCTCCACTATTTAACATTTCGATATATTCATAAAATCTGTTCTTACCATTGCTATTTATAGTACATCCAGCATCTATATATATTAATATATCATTCTCATTTATTTCATCTATTTTTTTTTTTATAAAATAAGATTTCCATAACCAATAACCGCCGCCTCTTTTTTTATTTAATATAGTATGAAACCTTTCTTTAAAGGCATCATCTATATCTTCAGGACCGTATACCGTAATGGTATCAAACCAACCAGTATTATTCGCTTCTAAATATATTCTTTTTTTTGAATTTTTATATAGATTATCTCCATATGAAATTAAATGTATCATTATAATATAATGATATTATTATATTTCTATTGAGAAATATTGTATATAATATAATAACTTAAATATAATGATACATTTCTTCGTATATAATATGTATAAAATTAAGATTTTTTGTCCTTTTGCTCCAAGCAAAAATTGTAAAGAGGTATACGAAAGAATCAATTATGCAAGTGAACTCGATTTTTATGGAAAAGATAAGAAGGTGTATATAACCGACGAGGATGATTATACTCATGCAATTATAATGAATACTGCGATGCCTGACTTAAAAATTCCGAAAGAAAATGTTATTGGGTTAGCCTTTGAACCCATACAGTTCTTAGGATTAAACCAGCGTTTTATTGAATATGCTAAAACACATATTGGTAAATATTTCATCGGCGATAAATTAAATTTACCAGAGCCATTTATAGAGCATTTTGGATATATGTGGCATTCCAGACCGCCAAAAGAAATCACTCATAAACCTAAAATAATGTCTATTGTGGTGAGTAAAAAGCAATATGCTCCAGGCCACCAATATCGTCATCATTTGATAGATGCTATCATTCAACATAATTTGCCAATAGACATTTATGGACATGGTAGTTCGATGTATCATTATGATGATAGAATAAAGGGCTCGTTTAATGATGCTGAACCGTATGAAGATTATTTATTTTCCATATGTATTGAAAACCACCAATGCAATCATTATTTTTCAGAGAAAATTATTACGCCGCTTTTATATAATTGTATGCCAATATATTTGGGTTGTAAAAATATTGATAGTTATATTGATGATACAATAAAATTATCAGGAGATATAAAAACCGATATATTATTACTGAAAAATATATTGCAAAATCCAAATGCCAATTACAAGAAAACCTACACAGAAAAAAATATAAAAGCGGTCAATTTGCTTGAAAACATAGAAAAATTATTTGCCCCATAAATCCAAGTCAAGCCAATCCAAGTCAAGCCAATCCAAGTCAAGCCAAAATCTAAAAATATTATGCATTCTCGTTATTCCTTTTGGTATGGGCATTTCTCCCAGAGTTTCCTTTTCCACTTTCACTTTTTCGGCCATGTTTCCGTGTTAATCTAAACTTATTTTTAATATTTGTAATGGTGAACTCTGTCCATGGTTCGCTGGGTCTATCGTGTAAATATGGACAGAATTTTTCATATTGTCGATGTGACTTACAAAATTCATCTTTCATAAACGGAGTACCACACGAATTACCGAAACGGCCTAAAAAACTCATTTTTTTTGCTAGATTCGTATCACATATCATGCCATCTACTGCACCGTGCGGTGCAAATGGTTTCGGCCTATTTTCTTGTGATATATATTCTCTCGCATCTAAATCATAATGTGAACAAACTGTTCTCGAACATGGGTTGTTATCTTTCTTCAGATAAACGTCATAATGGTCAGATATTATTTTTTTAGCAATATCAATATTAATTTTACCTTTATGTTCATCCATCAAATCACCTAATCGAACCATTCGTGCGCCTTGATGTCTTCTTATATCATAGAAGCCGGAGTTTTGTACTTCTAAATTTCGTATACGTTCGTCATAAGGAGCATTAAATCCAATAAAAAACCCATTTTTTGTTCTCTCTATGTTATGATATTTAAGTCCTAATTCAATGCGCAGAATTTCATTTGTATTTGTATCTCCGAATAACCATGAATTCGCATAGTCTCCAGAATTTTCATGTAAAAGTATATCACAATATTCATCTAACGAATTACCATATTGCATTGCTTTACGAATTCTATAGCCAATAGGAAATTTCTTTTCGTAAGGAATAAACCCGCCAATGGTTGTTTCGGTGCCAATAATACCTTTCGCGGTAACGAAAAAATCAGAACCACTCCAAATCCAACAAGGCGACGTTTGCATGATAAATCGATGTCCTTCACTAGGATTTAAGTCTAAAACAATATTGCTGTATTGTCCATCGATATAATCCGCGAATGAATTATGTGCGCAAACGATTTTACCGTCTTCTGTCCAGTCTCCGACGGCAATAAAAGCGCTGCATTTATCAGGTGAGCCTCCTTGTTTGCCTATACGGCTATCTGTATTTGCCGAATACCAATAAGGAATGGAACAATAAAAGTTCCAAGCTATTATTTCATCAACACTTGTTTTGCATCCATTCGCATTACAACCATCCGCAATTCCCTCCATTTCTTCATAGAATTCATTGAAATCGCGTTTGGTCATTTCCTTAAAATCATTCGCGATTTCCTTAATAAAATGATTCCAGTCCATTCCATAGGATTCCATCATTAAAAATGCTAACAAATGTTGAATTTCCTTAAAATCATGCGCGCACAAATAGCCATATGCATAACCTCTTTCTTTGGGTTTTCCCTTAATGGATATGTAGGTCCATCCATTTTTTTTATATGATAATCCGTTTTTTATTTTTGTAGTCATTCTATAGTATATATATATTTATATACTATAAAAATAGAACTAATATCCAGTTTTGGTAAAAGTAGAATTTTGGGTTTTGCTCTTACTTCGTTACAACTTTTGGTAAAAGTAGAACTGGGTTTGGCTCCACCTTTTCCAAAGGTGGAATTACATATTTATCATGAGAAGTCCCATAATGACAAATAAAAGAATCCATGGAAGAAGGACGAGTAGCCATGAGAGACCAACATGTCCGTCTCTACATATTAAATTTAGAACATAAGTCCAAAATAGAACGTATATTAATTTAACGATAAACACCGCAGCGGTGTTTGGAACACGACATGAAAACGAACCAACGTGATAACTATTGTTATGACCTAAATTTTGAAACAATACAACTATTAATGCAAACATCGATATTACAAAATATAATAATGCTGGTGTGCATAAATCTTTTAAGCTTTTGGGGGTGGGTGCCATTATGAATTATTCACAGAAAATAAAAAATTTCATAAATTATTCATAAAAATTTGTAAAATGTATAAAAATTTGTAAAATGTATAAAAATTTGTAAAATGTATAAAATAAAACAATCGTTGCTCTAAATAGAAGCAGCTCTTATAGTGTTTATGTTTGAAGTATTGACCAATTGACCTTTCCAAGGAAGCGGATTAGTTGGTGCAGAATAACCCGCTAATGCATTATACGCGCTTCCGAATCCATAATTTATTTGTCTTCCTAAATTTATTAAATCTTGTGTCATAAAATTACTTAAACTTCCGCCTCTCTGTCGCGATTTTCTATGTTTTCTGTGTTTTCTGCCACCAATCGAAAACGGTGGTTGAGCACCCGTTGATATTATTGCGGTTTGCACGTCACTATGGTAATTATTTGGCGCAATATAATTGTTATCGCCTTGAATGCCATTTACACCTGGCCATCCATTAGACGATGGTGTCCAAGGAGAGCCAACGAGACCATTTGGATAAGGTATACCAGGATTTCCGCCCATCATCACCTCCGGCTCTTCGCCTCCCATCATTTTACAATCACTGCAACGACAATGGCTGCGGTGTTTTTCTCCACCGACCATAAATCCTGCCGCGCACAATGGACCACACCCGCCCTTCAAGAAAGGAATGCCGCATGTGCCACAAGCTCCTCCACGTTGTGCACCTTGTGGATTTAAAAAAGGTGTTCCTGGGCCCTTATTTATAGGTCCAGTATTAGGTAAAGTTTTATCAATCGCATTGGTATTTAGTGGTATTGCTAAAGAATGCTCGACATTTGCCGCACCGCCTTTTTTACCAGTATAAGCCAAAAAAGGGTTGGGAACGGTTGGGACATTCCCTGGATATGCTAAATTTATATTCGACGCAGAACCACCTAAATAATTTTTACAAGTTTTTTTAGAACATCCCTTCATTTTGTAAATTTTTTGGTTTTTTTTAGACTTTCTAGACTTTTTCATTGGCATTTATATTATACAAAGAAATTATTCGATATCAACGTGAGTTAAGAAATGACGGCGACAGCACATTTTTTTCATATTTAATTCATCCAACACTTCTCCTTCAGGTGTTTTATCTACAAATTCTTTTGTTAAATAAAGCACTTTATCAACATCGATGGATTCACCGTTTCCTCTTTTCGCTAATTTCTTCTTGCGCACTTGTTCTAGGTAATATCTATATTTGTTGGCAATAACATTACCGCAGGTAAAACATTTCACCGGAATTATCATATTCTATAATTATTAGGTATATTATTCTTATATGTTTTAACATTTATAATCAATTTTTTTAAAAACACCAAATAGATCAAATAGATCAAATAGATCAAATAGATCATTTAAATCGACGTAAATGATATAGACACTACTTATTATATATTCTCACTATTACATGGATAATACAATAGATATTTGGAACATAACCAATTCTTTTGAAAATGAATTGTTGGAAGAAATAGACAAAAATAAAAATACACCAATAAAACTACTTGATTTATCTAAAGAAAATTACAGTCTATTCGAAAAATTTGTTTATGATACCGCAATGTTTCATTTCAAAAGATTAGCTATTGATATTGAGAAAAATGATTATTATGTTGAATTTTGGTGCAAAAACAAATTCGAAACACATCGTTTGCACGTAGATTGTGACGAATATATAAAAAAAACAAAATTAAATTATATTTATCCGTTATTATCATGTGTTACTTATTTTAACGATAATACATCTCCACTAATTATAACAAATATAGATATGGATACATATAAATATAAAGAGTTTGAAACTCAAAATAAGATATTTTTGTCAATGCCTAGACGTAATAAACAAGTAACTTTTGATGGAAGTTTTTTTCATGGTTCAACCACATTATCAGACGACCACGATAAAAATAATAGTAGATATATGATTGCTATAAATTTGTGGGACAAAAAACCAACAAATGTTGATTATTATAATGAAACTATTAATATTTGCGAAAATAAAGAGCAAATATTCACAAAAAAGGATTCATTTTTTACATTAGAATTACAAGAAAATAGTGTAGAAACAATAAATGTCGATAAAAGCATTATTCATTATAATTTTTTTGAAACTCTATTGTATGATTGCAACGAAAAAGCGTGTTATGTTTTTGATAAATTGATACGTGATACGACTACAAATATTATTACTTCGTATATGTTAGTAGTGGACAACACATTAGAAAAAAAAGAAATAGAAATAAAATTAAAAAATACGTATGGGGATATAATAGATGATATAAATGAAATTATGAACGAAACTATTAAAATAAAATATAATCGTTTTTTACAGCGTTTCACATTCGCAAAAGTATATACGCCTGATATTTGTAGATTTATTATTAATGAATGTGAAAAGTATGCCGACAAAAATGGTGGATGGACTACAAAAAGACATCACAATTATCCTACAACTGATCTTCCTGTAGAAAAAATATCAGCTATTTTTGCACTCATTATGGAAACAATGAGTTCGATTGTTGAAAAGCTTAAAAAATGTTATTGTTTACATGAAAAATTCACTGTAAAATTTCGTGATTTATTTGTCGTAAAATATAAAGACAATGCTCAAACCTTTTTAGATATGCATCATGACGGATCATTTTTATCATTTAATATTTTGTTAAGTGATACCAATGATTTTAATGGAGGTGGTACATATTTTGAAGACGGTTTAACAACACATTTAGAGCAAGGCGATATTTTAATACATAGCAGTAGAATAAAACATGCAGGTTTGCCTATTACAAAAGGCACCAGATATTTATTGGTTGGTTTTGTAAATATTGATATTCCAATAGAAAATTAGTCATAAAGCCAAATGATTTGAACCGCGCCATCCGTCCCTTTATATCCATTGGCATCAGAATTATTTGCTTGCGCTACCGTTGTTGAAGGGACGCCTGCGTAATATGGTACATCAACATCGACGTATTTTGTCACGGTTCCTTTAATATCAATAATAGGCATGCTTGTTTTTCCTGTGTATGATATTACTTGCGGATAGTTTGTGTCGTTTGCTTGAGATTCGATTGCATTTCCAGCAGATCCGCCACCACCTTCTTTAGAATTTGCAGCAGCATATGTGGCTTTAGCATTCGCACCATATCCACCTTCACCGCCATTTCCACCTGCGGAAACTGCATAATGGGTGTTACTATTATTATCAAAATATATATACGAGCTATTACCCGCATTTCCTGAATTACCATCACCACCCGATGTATTTTTACTAAGGGTTGTCTCATTTATATTCATATGCGCTGAATTACTATTTCCAGCGGTTCCACCTGTACCAGCAGACCCAACAACAACTTGTATTGTAGAAACGGAATCTAAATTTATAGTTGAATATTTATATGCTCCGTAACCGCCCATTCCGCCATCACCGCCAAAACTACCCGAACTTTTAGAAGTTAAGTAGTCTTTTGCACTTGCATTACCACCACATCCTCCACCTCCACCAGAACCTCCAACTGAAATTACACGACAAGATTTAACACCAGAAGGTACAACAACATTTGTTGTATTACTGCTATCAGTATAAACATCATAATTTGCCGTAGCCTTATTACATAAATCTACTCCAGAAACAGTGTAACCAAACGAATTTGGTCTCATTCCTGAATAGTTAAAATAATTTCCTTTCGCAACTGGTATTGTGAATCCTATCGAATCATTCCCGGTCGAATCATATAATAAACCGTCATTTACATATATATTTGATAAATCTATTCCTTTATAATAGTATCCAGAAGACATAATAATATATATATATATATTTAAAAATTTTATAAATATTTTATATTAAATACAATGGTAAATACTATAAAATATGAGTATATTTAATCTCGAAACATATTTTTATATAAATAATAAATCATTGTCTAACGAAATATGTAATGATATAATAAAATATTTTGATGAAGAAACGGAAAGTAAATACGAAGGTGTAACTGGTGGAGGACTGAATAAAGACATCAAAGACACATTAGATTTTCAAATTCCTAATAAAAGCCAAACAGCTAATAAGAGTTCTCCTTGGACTAAAATTCGCGGATTATTAGAAAAAGAGTTGAATAATAATATTAAAAAATACGTAAAAAGTGTTAACGAATCTATAACTATTGACGAAGAAAGGTCCTCTCAAAAATATAAAGTATTTGATAAATTTGTTTCATTTGATACCATGCAAATTCAAAAATATCAAAAATTACAAGGTAGATATATTTATCATAACGATTTTCTATATAATTTGGCGGAAAAAAAATATCGTGTGATTACCTTTTTATGGTATCTAAATACGGTAGAAGATGGTGGTGAAACGGAATTTTGGAATACGCATAAAATTAAACCTGAGGCAGGTAAATTGCTTTTATTTCCTGCAACATGGACATATCCGCATAGAGGGAAAATGCCAATATCTGATAACAAATATATTATAACAGGATGGGTGTATATACATGAATAATTCATGTGTACACTCTTCAACACTTCTCTCCGTAACATTTATTTTGGAAATAATAAAAATCGGGCGTGTCAGTTTTACCGTGTGCAATGGTGTTAAAGGTTGGACCATTCTCATTTCCCGCCACACATTTATTTTCGCTAGTCCAAACACAACAAGACGTCGAATTACATTTATTTTGCGCAAGTTTTCCGCATGATTCATCTAATGCTCCGCTAGAACCGCGATGTGCTTCACAAAAGGCATCGCTTTTGTCCATGAGAATAGAACTATCAAAGCCCTCCATAGTGACCACTTGTAATAGTTTTTTGTTCTGATTCGGTTCGTTCAAATGCAAACCCACCGAATTTATAAATACAATGAGAGAGAAAATCAAAAACGCTGCGATAAAAACCTTTAGCACATATTTTGAGTCAAAAATATTATTTTCCATCAAATACAAAATATATATTATAGTACGAGTAAATATTTTATATAGCTATATTTTATAGACAATGGCCAAAACAAAAAAAAATCGTAAATCTATTATAAAAACGATTGCTAAAACAACCAAAAGTGCGTTACCTGTCGTGGATAAGGGATTAAAAACCGTTGGTACAACTGCTAAAAATGTAGCCTCCGCATCCCTCCCAGTGGTGGAAAAAGGAGTGTCGGTTGTTTATGGAACGATGGCACAAGGTTTTGATTTAGGTGTAAAAGGTGTGAAATCGGTGGCAAAAGGCGTTAAAATGACGAAAAAACGACGTCATAATAAAAGTGGACGCAGAAAAAGCCGCAAACATTAAGAGATTAGTAATGAAAAACTTTCTTATTATATTATATGTTTAATACAATAAGTAATATTAGCAGAAAAGCGGATAAATACGGAGACGTTCATTTTGTTTCATTTTTAGCTTCTACCTTATCTAGATTAGCATATTTTGATGACAACCATTTTTTGAAAAAATACAATGCTATTATGGGACCTGTTATTTCGCCTCAAATTTTACAAGGAATCAATAATGTTCCTGCGTCTAATTTAGCCGAATTATTAAATGACCAAAAAATATTTGGTTTAGACAAAGGCGCAAATGATATATTTAAAAATCATGAATATAGTTATAAAGAAAAAAATTATATAGATTTCTTGGCACTGAATATGCCGCAAAATATAAATATAATCAACGGTGATTTGGCGGGCACAGTGAATTCGCCTATTCCTGGCACCCCTTCACCACCTGGTTCGGTCAAGTATATCTCTATTGGGTGGTCAAATTATGGCGAAGTATATGTTGTCGCAGATAAACGTATGCCAAATACAGTATATTTAATTTTTAGAGGCACCTATAGCGCTAAAACCGCTGCGTTATATAGTAAACCAACATCAGTGGTTCCCTTGAAAGTTTGCAAAGACAACAATGGTAATCCTGAATCGTTTTTATACGGCATTTTCAAAGCTTCTTCTGAAATGATACACACCATTATTGAAGCCATACGTTCTTTAGCCGTTGATTTTTTAGGCGCAACCACACCTAATTCAGTGAAAATTTTTACCACAGGTCATTCACTCGGTGGAGCGATGTGTTCCAATTTTGCTTATTTATGGATGGGAATTAAAAAGACCGCGCCGTATAATGCTGCACCCTACAACGTTTTAGCCGATAATATAGTATGTATTAGTTTAGGTGCGCCTCGCTGTATGAGTTCATCTGTCGCTAAAAAGTTTTGTAATTTTGCTTCACAAAAGAAGATATTGTTTTTAAGAATAACTACTCGAGGAGATCCAGTGCCTGGATTACCGCCAAAAACAGGTTTTCAACATCCATGTTCAGATGATAATAAAATGCGTATGGAAATATCGGAAGACTGTAATTCACAACTTACTATGAGACCCACCCCCAATGTGAATTATAAAGGTGATTTAGATTGTCAAAATTATAAAACAAGGGTCTATGCACCAAACCCTTTATCACACACCATTTATTTAGATATTTTATATACAAAGGCCGTAGATATAGTTAAATTTGCTAAAGGAATGGGTATTGCACAAGAAGTATCGCGTGGTCCAAATGGTAGCACTATGTGTAGAGTCATTATGGGTGAAAATAATGAAAACCCTCAGACAAAAGAATTTAGTTATAAAGTTGTCTTTTTTGATGTAAACAAAGCGAGAGAAACCCCTACAGATATTGATGCCAAACAAGAGGCAGAATTAGCTGTGACACCAGGACCTGTCACTGGCGGAAGTCATCAATTAGTAGGAGGTTTGGGAGGACCTGTTGCCGAAGATAAAAGAATGACAATGACCGCATTCAACGCTTTACTTGGTGCAATGATTCCCTTAAGTGGTAATTTATGTCCACAGAGTGCTCCCCAACCAATCGCATTGGCAAACCCATTTAACAATCAATTAGCACCAGATTTGAGTTGTCCTGGTGCAGTAGGTGGTGGTAGAAAAAATACCAACAAGACCAACAAGACCAACAAGACCAACAAGACCAACAAGACCAACAAGACCAACAAGACCAAAAAAAACACAAAAACGATTACATCACGAAGAAATAAACGACAATCGAATCGATATTACAAAAGAAAATAATATATTACACCTTTTATTTTATTTCCAAATGTGTAATAAATTCTGTTATAATACTGTAATCTTGTTTATTTTTTGTTTCACATATTTCAATCATACCAAACTCAATTGTAAAAGTACCACATCCCCATAACATAAAACCTTTATTATATTGATGAGTCAAAAATACACGATAGTTACCTTGTTCTTGTATAATTTGAGTAATATGTAATTTATTTATTACCATTGATGATAATGTGATAAAATTAGTTATATTATAATTATAGTGTAATGTGTTAAGGTAGTTTCCATAATTGAAATAAACAATTATGTTATTTTCTTTGTTATTGTTCCTTTAGTCGTTTTAACCCTTTTTTCTCCTTTTTTACTAGTGTGGTGTGTTTCGTTATGACACGATTCACATAATGTCATTAAATTTGCCAAATTATTTTTATGAAAGATCCCATCACAATTTACAATAATTCCCTCATTATTTGCGTTACTTTGGTGTTGCAAATGATGAACTTCTGTTCCCAATTGCTTATTACATTTTTCGCACATGCCAACAATTTTTTTGGAATTATAGTGAGACGTTTTCAATGAAAGAATACTTCTGGACCCTGGATTATATTTCATTCGTATTTCATAAGCGGCTTCTATGAAATCGAGTGGTAAATTGAGTGATTTGCACACTTCAAGACCATACATACTATTCCCAGGTCCGTCGCGTAATTTACGGTCATATACCAATACATCACGTTCTTTGTCATAAATGACTTCCATATGTTTTAATGTAACACTGGCTAATTCAGATATTTCGGCGTAGTCAACGATTTCGTGTAAATGAGTGGCAAATATAAAACTACTCTTACACTTATGTAGTTGTTGAATACCAGCCACAAATATACTGATTGCACTCAGGGTCTCCGTGCCAGAGCACAATTCATCACCCAATATCAAGCTATTCTGGTCACTTAAACGTAATATAGTTCGCAGCTCCGACATTTCTACCGCAAAAGTCGATAATCCCTTGAATATATTATCATTGCCAATAATACGTGTAAATAAATATTGATAAGGCATATAGTTAAACTCGGAGCATGGTACATATAATCCGGATTGTGCCATGATAACAGCAATCCCTAATGCTTTGATAAAGCTGGTTTTACCTACGGCATTGGTACCATATAACAAAATACCATCATTCTTTCCATCTCCTAATACAATATCATTGGTTACATATAATTCGTTGGATTGAAATTGTTCAATCAAACAATGACGTAACTGTTTGGCGTCGACAAATGATTTATCGGAATGAATAATATTTGGTTTGCAATAGTTATACTTTTTAGCAATGTAAGCTTTCGTATATAAAATATCTATTAGAGTTACAAAATTGATGATGGATTCTATATTTTTTTGAAATTTTTCAAAATTTGCCACGAATTTATGAAATACGAGTGTAATTAAATCTTTCATGGAAATTTTTGTAGTGGTAATATTTTTACATAGACCGTTTATTTGTTCGTCTACGATAAAATTATTGGATGCGCTTTGTTTTTCAAAGGTAAATTGGGTATTGGAAATTTTAAATTCGTATTTTTTATTATTACCATTTGTATTACCATTTGTATTACCATTTGTATTACCATTTGTATTACCATTTGTATTACCATTATTATAATGCAACGTCACAATGCTCGCATCTTTTGGTAACGCATCTTGTAATAATTTACATCTCCTACTTGTTGACACCAAACTAAAATTATTTTTTTCGGTTTCGTGAATTTTAACATAATCCGCGGATTTCCCACTCTTTTTCTCTTTATTTTCAATTAACGAACTTAAATAATTTTGAATCGCTTCTAATTTTAGCTCTGATTCTTTCAATAAGCATGTCTTTTTATCCAATTCTTCATCTATACCCATTCTAATAAAATTGGTCTCGAAATTTTGCATTTGGTCCAAATCCGCAGCACATCCAATATCCAAATGATTATGAATAAACTCCGCAATTTCGTCGCAATATAAGCCAACGTGTAAAATATCGTTTTCAAAAACCTTTACATATTGCATGATGGTTACGTCTTCGCACGTTTTTTCATAAATTTTTTTTATAATTAAAATATTGTTGTACAAACTACAAAAGGCCTTCGGAGAGATTTTTTTAAGAAAGATTTGGCGTTCCCATTTGGAAATATCCTTGATTAAGGAGAGGGTATTTTTATAAAATCCGCTATAATCGGCATACACACTTAAAAAATATTCGGTTATATTATATTCGCGCTGTAAATATTCTTCGTCATAAATAGGGTTTAAAAATTGATAAAGAAATTTGCGTTTTCCCATAGGAGTCAAACAATGATTCAACATTTCGGAAACACATGAATATTTACTAGCTTTTACGGTGCCATCATTAATAATATTTAATTGTTTTAAGGAATGATTTGCGAGGGTTAAACGTCTAGAATTATTTTCAAATTCTGGCTCGGAAATTTTATTTACTAGATGAGGGTTATGTTGGTAAACGAAATCCAATAAAAAACAAAAGGATTGGGTGGCAATATCATTTTCATAGAAATTTTGCGAAAACACATCATAATTATCAAATTTATAGAACTTGGAAAGGATTTCTTTTTGATATGATTGTTTTTCACAGTTGCGAATCCGTTGTCTTTTTTCTTTGGTAGCGCCTCCTTTTTCTTTATCCTGATCATTAGAATCCCCAATATGATTTTTATGTATTAAATGACAATTTATTCCAGCATAACTAACGATATAATCCATTTCTTTTTCATCTGGTAAATTAGAAATTAGTATGACTTCACTAGGGTTGTAAATAGAGATAAAACGTTCTAGTTCATCGTAGGTAGTAGGATTATTTACATATGTTTCTTTAAATTGAAACATGGTCGTTTTTCCAGTATATATATCAATATTAGATACACCAACGACTACAAATTTACCCTTTAACAATACTTTATTTTCGATTAGGTGAATCCAAATGCAAGTAATAGAGTTGGTTAGATTCGTTGATTCCGTATGGAAATATGTGCCAGGACTGAAAATGCCGGCGAGCGAACGAGACGTGTTTTTGGTAGCCTCGTCTTGTACATATACTACGGCAGTAAACCCTGCATCTTTAATTTTTTTCACATATTTTTCAATTTGGAAATCTTTAAATCCGGCCATCATAATAGAAACATCTTTACCTACACAAATATTTTTGTCCACAATGTTTAGTTCGCATATTTGAGAGAAGTCTACAATTTTACTGTCGGTAATCGTATCGGTAGCCTTATTAAAATTTCCATATACTTCAAAAAATGCGCCCACTTGCATTAATAATATTGTATTTTCACCATATTCATATTGATATTTTTTAGTTAATTCAAAATATTCTTTGATAAGTGCCATTAGTTGATAATACGATTTTATCTTTAATTTATTTGTACAACATACATTTACACGACCCCAATAGTAAAACCACCCGTAAAACCCAAAACCACGCATAAAACCCAAAACCACACATAAAACCCAAATATAATGTAAGTAAAAATACACATGATTACTTACATTACCATCATCAAACATCCACAACAACAAATTCCGCGGTGTTGTTATCATAACACGTGTTCGTTATATATTTTTTAATTCTACTATAATAATAAATAGGTAATATTCCCAAGTTATAATGTAAGAATTTAAAAATAATTAATAAAAAGGTTATATAAAAAGGC